CAAGCGCGCGAATATTTAGCCGTGCTAGCAACAAAAATTAAGGAGCACGTATGAGTAATTTGTTGCGGATTCCGCCAAGCGTGACCATGACGGCTGAGCAAGCACTTTCGTCTGCACTAGTGGACGCTGAGGAAGGCGATTTGACTGATGTACTTATTATTGGGTATCGCGACGAGTCGTTGTATGTACGCTCGTCAAGATTGACCTGTGCGGAAGCATTGTTCTTGGCAAACAAAGCCATGCGGTGGGCTGAAACAGGGGGAAACTTATGACACACGAAGAACTATTCAGCCTTGCAGACAAGGTAGGGCTTGGATTTATCAGACACGCCAGCGACAAGGACATCGAGAAGTTTGAAGCCTTTGCAAAGCTAGTAGCACAGCGCGATGGCGCAAGCATGACAATTGAAATCAACAGCGCCAACACTGTGGCGGTTGACCGTGAGTACTACTGGCAACCCATGGACACATGCCCTCGTGGTGTGAAGGTTCAACTGCTGGGTGCCGGTGGCGTTGCGGTCTACGGACAATACCATGGGAAAGACCCGTGGTGGACACACTGGGCACCGCTACCAGTTAAACAAAAGGAGAAGCAGTGACCAAACCATACAAACAAATCATCACAATAGATTTCGAAACGTATTGGGACAGCAAAGAGTACACGCTGTCCAAGATGACAACAGAGGAGTACATACGTGACCCACGATTCAAAGCCTTTGGAGCCTGCATCCACGAGTTTGGCTCCGACAAACGAACCCAATGGTACAGAGCAGACGAGCTTAAAAGGATTCTGGCTTGCTACGATCCTGCTACTACTGCTGTTCTGGCTCACAACGCTCAGTTCGATGTATCTATTTTGGAATGGGTATATAAATGGCGACCATGCTTTATCTTTGATTCTCTTTCCATGGCTCGCGCTCTACGCGGCGTTGAGGTGGGCAACTCATTGATGAAACTGGCGCAGGACTTCGGCCTGCCACCCAAGGGAGCCGCCGTCTACAACACCAACGGCATGCAAGAACTCACGCCTGAGATAGAGAAAGAACTTGCCGAGTACTGTGCGCATGATGTGTATCTTTGCGAAGAGATCTTCAAGCGCCTGCGTGCGGGGTACCCCAACAAAGAGCTACGGCTCATCGACATGACGCTCAAGATGTACACGCGTCCGCTGTTGCAGTTAGACCAACAAATGTTAATCAAGGCACTGGCCGAGGAGGGCAACGCTCGTGAACAACTATTACAGAGGCTCGGCGTGGAAGAAGCTGAGTTGGCATCGAACCCAAAGTTTGCTGAACTACTTACGAAACTGGGCGTTGTTCCGCCTACCAAGACGAGTAAAACCACAGGCAAGACAGCGCTTGCCCTCGCGAAAAACGATGCCCTCTTCCAGACGTTGCTCAACAGTGAACGTGAAGACATTGCCCTTCTTTGTCAAGCGCGTCTTAAGGTTAAATCAACCACTGAACGGACCCGTGCCCAAAGGTTTCTCGACATTAGCAAACGTGGTGCGCTTCCGGTCCCGCTCTCTTACTATGGCGCACAGACGGGGCGGTGGACGGCGGCCAAAGGCAGTGCCATCAACATGCAGAACCTCAAGCGAGGTTCGTTCTTACGCAAAGCAATTATGGCTCCCGATGGCTACCAACTCGTTGTCGGCGATCTATCGCAGATTGAGCCGCGAGTGCTTGCGTGGCTTTCCGACTACGAAGATATGCTTGAGATTTTCAGGCGTGGAGGCGACCCTTACGCGGCGTTCGGCAGTCAGATGTTTAACATCCCCGGTCTCACCAAAGACACTCATCCGGACTTGCGGCAGTCGGCAAAGAGTGCGCTTCTGGGATGCGGCTATGGACTCGGTTGGGCTTCCTTTGCGTCACAACTACTTGTCGGGTTCCTCGGTGCGCCGCCTCAGCGGTATTCGAAAGACTTTGCAAAGAAGTTAGGCGTTGACTCAGAGTATGCGAGCGCGTTCGTCAAGATGGCAGGCAACGAAGAGAAGCTGTTGGAGATACCGCACACGTGTACCACGCCGGAACTTTTGCACCATGCGCTTGCATCCAAGGCAATCATAGATACGTATAGGAGAACTGCGTACCCTGTTGTAGCGTTCTGGAGTCTCTGTGAAACAGCTTTGCACAGATCGCTTGTCAATGGTGAAGAACTCGTGTATAAATGCATTACGTTCCGAAAAGGCGAGATTGAATTGCCCAACGGAATGAAGTTGTTGTACCCTGATCTTCGCTATGAGAAGGACGACAAAGGTAGGAGCCAAGCTGTATATGGGCCACACGCTACCAAGTTGTATGCAGGGAAGATAACGAACAACATCACGCAAGCTTTGGCTCGCATTGTGATGACGGATGGTATGTTGAGGGTCTCAAAGAAGTACCCGATCGCAGGCACAGTGCATGATGAACTGATTGCTGTTGTACCTGACGATGAAGTGGCTGACGCTAAGACTTGGGTCTTGGCGCAAATGACCATGGAGCCAAGCTATATGCAAGGTATTCCACTGGACGCTGACGGTGGCGCACATCGTAGATATGGGTTAGCAAAGAACTAGGAGAAGCAAATGAAATTCAGAAAGAAACCTGTGGTTATTGAGGCCACGCAGTGGTTCAAGATGGGCGACCATCCTGCCGTGGTTGAGGCAAGCGTTGGTGGTGTAAACGTTAACTTAATCGAAACACTGGAGGGCGATCATTGGGTCACCGAAGGCGACTACATCATCACCGGCGTGAAGGGCGAGCACTACCCATGCAAGCCTGACATCTTTGAGATGACGTACGAAAAAGTAGAGGAGAATTAAATGTTGATACCAAAAGAAATCACTGTGGGCAAGCGGACATACATAGTCTCACGCCCTCACACCATTCAAGACCCTTCGTCCATGGGACGCGTCGACTACGACAACAAGACCATCGAGCTTGCGCTGTACGACAACAAGGGCAACACGTTTGAGCAAGCCGAGGTGGACGACACCTTCTGGCACGAGCTGACTCACGCCATTTTGTACGACATGGGGCACGACTTGAGCTCTAACGAGCGCTTTGTTACAGCTTTTGCAAATAGGTTGAGCGATGCCGTTAACTCTGCGAAACTCTGAAGAGCAGGCGATGTTTGACGCAATAATGATTGCAGGTTGGGAGATAGTGGAGCGGGAGCGCAGTGCCTCGATAGTGTCCCCATCGGGCATCCCGTTCGCAGTCTATATGCGCGAATCTCGTCCTCTCATCTACGACGTCTTTGACACCTTTACACAGTACAACCAATACACAAACTTATGAAACAACCCGCATGGTCACACTCCTCCCTCAAAGACTACGAGGGATGCGCCCGTAGATACCAAGAGGTCAAGGTCTTGAAGAACTACCCGTTCGTTGAGACTGAGGCAACACGCTACGGCAATCAGGTGCACGAAGCGATTGAGTTCTACATTCGGGATGGCAAACCAATCCCTCCTGAGTACGAGCAGTTCAAGCCTGTGGTGGACGCCATGCTGAAAAAGAATGGGCGCAAGCTAGCCGAGTTTGAGATGGCGCTGACTGTCGACCTCAAGCCAACAGGTTGGAGAGAGAAAGATGTGTGGGTGCGCGGCATTGCTGACATCCTTGTCGTTGATGACGACAACCTTACGGCGTGGGTGGGCGACTGGAAGACAGGCAACAACAAGTATCCAGACAGAGATCAGCTTGTTCTCATGTCCCTCATGGTGTTTGCCCACTTCCCACACATCCGCAAAGTTAACTCTGCACTTTTATTCATTGTCAAGAACGACATGGTCAAGATGTCCATGGCGCGAGAAGACATCGACAAACACTGGTGGGACTATCGTGAGCGTACTGCGCGGCTTGAAGCGAGCTTTGCCAACGACGTGTGGAACCCGAACCAAACGCCACTGTGCGGTTGGTGCCCAGTAAAAACCTGCGAATTCAACAAGAAACACTAGGAGAAACAAATGGCCGTACATGCCCCAAACGACTTTACCCTAAGCCCATGCAAGTGTCACATCTGCCATGGAGATATTAGAGAAGACCAGTATGCGATTGAGCACTCATCCCATGGCATGCTGACGCAAACAAAAGACCCGCGCCTTTTACACCTACACGACCGCGTTGAGGGCTATGTGTCATTGTGGTTTCACCCAGAATGTGCGACAGTTATGGCGTTGCGTTTAGCCCATGACGTGATGAAAGTCCCAACGGCTCCAGACCAACCGATGCGCGTAGTAGATGCGCTCAAATCCGTGTCCAAAATTAACCAAGCAAGATAGGAACTAACATGCCTTACGTAAACAAACCCCGCCCCTACGCCAAAGAGTACGAGCAGTATGACGGCACACCGATGGTCAAGAAGAAACGCGCCGCTCGTAACAAAGCACGCGCCATGATGGAGAAGGAAGGCCTCGTGCACAAGGGTGACGGCAAAGATGTTGACCACAAGAAAGCGCTCTCAAAAGGCGGCAAGACTGTGCGCTCAAA